AAGAACTGAATCAAGAGTATTGATAGAAATATAAGCAGCTCCAGTATCTTTTTGTTTTGTATGACGGCAACGAGATCTTAAAGCGTTTGTAAAGAATTTATTTGTATATAATGCTTTACCGCTTTGAACGCTATAACCAAAACCTGAAAAATTGGCTTTTTCAAACTGTAAGTGATTTTGCTCAGCATTATAATCAGTAATTTCTAAAGTTTCGATGTCTTTACCTAAGAAGGTCTGAAGATCTATATAGCCTGCCATAGGAAAAATGCCTGATTCGTCATCTCCTGATTTAAAGAATTTTACATCGACCTCTGTCTTTAAAGCATTTTCAAGATCAGTCTTAACTTGTAGTTCGTAATTTTCGATAGCTGTATCAACTGACTGACCCATCTTACACATATCAAAGGAGTTAAGATAAAGCTTAGCTGACTTTGATTCTACCATAAACTCAGAATCTGAAGAATAAGTGTACTTTAAAGTACCAGCAACCGGTGCACCGTTATTAAGAATAAATGTAGATTCGTGACAGTGCCAAGTATCATAACCTACAAATTCATCTCCTTCAATACTCCACCCTTTACGGGCAAGTTTTCTAGGCATCGGGTTAAGAAGTGAAGGATCAAAACGGTCAGTGTATACAGCATATGAAGCTGAAGAACCGAGAGATTTTGATGCAATATCATTTAGGTTTGTAGTACTCATTATTTTAAATATGTTTCTATAGTTTTCATTCTTTGATCAACAGTGCCCTTAAGTCGGATAACTTTATCTTTGTTCTTAGGAGACATCTTATAAGTAATCAAATCTTCAAACATATCAATTATATCTTCTCTAAACTTAAAATCTACAGAACGTTCACCATCATCAACTAGTTTAACGTCAGAAGGATCTGTATAAAAAATATAGTCCAACTTATCCATTAATACACCAAACACCCCATTAAAAGCATGTAAGACTTGTTCTGAAACTTTTCCATTAACTACTTGATATTTCGTGTAAACATAACCGTCTAATATACAACGATCAAGTATTAAATTTTCATCCGGTTTAAGATGATTCTTTATATGTTCAGCTAAAATATAAAGTTGTGTTTCAGTTCCACCAATCTCATTAATCTTAACATCATACGTTCTACGAACGTAACGAGTAACCTCATCAACAAATTTATAATCTTTATATACCTCTTTACACTTATTTAAAAGTGTTGTTTTTCCTGTCGACTGTGCTCCCGAAAAGCTTACTCTCATAGTTGTCTATATTAAACTCTATTTTGTAAAAAGCTACTCCAAAGTTCAGTAGCTTTTGCATGTGTTAATTTAAAAACCATATCAAGATCAAAACCTGAGACATCAAACTGGTTTTTAGCTAATATTTCTCCAGCATCCAATTCTGCAATACATTTGTGAATCACGTTGCCAGAATACTTTGATTTATCTTCAAAAATTCTGACTTGGGGATCTTTACCTTTGTATTTTTCGTAGCCTTCGAGATGAATTGGTGCAGGATGTAAGTTGTAAATCTCATACATATCACAAACTTCAGGTGGTATAATTCTAAGCCACCCGTGAAGAGTAACTAAAGCGCCTTGAGGTATAACTTTTTTATATTCTTCTATAGTTGGTTTTTTAGGTAACCAAACAAACCTATTAAGATACTCATCGTATAGATTCGGATTAATTTCTAAAATCTTATCTTTCGGTTTATTTGTTACAATAATATCTGGAGCTCGGTTTAACTTCTTAGAAATATTATATATTTCACTTCCAGTCTGAGAAAATAAAACTGTCCAAACTGGTCTATTTACCGACATAGTTTTCTAAACTGTGTAATATTCCAGAACGAATCGTTTACTTGCTGTTCAGTTAATTCTGCGTCAATAAAATCGACAAGCTTTACTGACCATTTCTCTGACAAGCCATATTCAGGTTCATATTTCTTTCCAAGAATACCCGCGACAATTGGATTTGAAGTATCAATCGTTTCAATATATTCTGATAAGAAATTTTCACTGTAGAGTGCAAACTCCCAAGGTAATGATGCACCTAAAAGATGATGTGGTTTGTTAACATCAAGAACGTCATCGTCATAGAGGTCATCGAGTAGTTTAACTCTACCAACCGCATACTTGAGCCATTTATTATCTTCTTGCTTCTTTACAAATGCAGGAACGTTAATCAAAGACCAATCACAGTTCTCAAGATAATAGGAGTAGTCAAATGAGATAGCTACTTTATCAACTTTAGGTGCTACAAAACGGTAACAGTCAATAATGTCTTGATATGTCTTACCCTGAACAACCCCGATCTTACGACCAGGTAGATCAGAATACTTTGATAAGAAATTATCCATCGACATGCAAGTGCCTGCAGTATCTTCTAAGACATCAGGAATGACATACTCAAAAGGTTTAAGCTCTTTGACCCAATAAGCAAATTGATCGGGATCGAAAGATGTACCAAGTTCAAAGATAGAATTATCTAAAAGAACTCTACGACCATATTCTACAGACTTAAAGTAAAAGTCTTTATACTTTTGATTCTCAGGAAGGAGGTGAACCAAGCAATAGCAGTAATCGTTATATCCCCAGGAATATGGTAACAATGACACAGGCGTTTCATGTGAAATGAGCATAACTAAAATAATATATGTACTAAAACAAAAATCCACTTTTAACTATAAAAAGATGAACCAGAGAATAAATACTTATATGAACTATTTCGGATATGTGTATATATGGTATGATACAAAGTACAAAAAATTTATTATTGGGTCTCATCATGGTAGTTTAAAAGATGGTTACAAAACATCAACAGGGGGTATACATGTTCGGAATATTTTTAAACATAGACCTGAAACAATGAAGTTTCGGGTTCTTGAATATAATGTTATTGAAAATAATAGATTATATACTTTACAGCTGGAGCAAAAATGGTTAGATAGACGACCTAATATTAAAAAAAATCCAAAATATTACAATAAAACAAATATGGCGGGCGGAGGGTTTGATAAGGAAATACAGATTGAACGAATTAAAAACGGTACACATCACTTTTTAGGTGGAAAAATACAAAGAGAGGTGAACTTAAGAAGAGTAAAAGAAGGTAAGCATAATTTTACATCTAAATTTGCTAAAAAGAACGCTCTAAAAAGAATACAAGAAGGTAATCATCATTTTTTAAAAAGTGAATTTAATAAACGGCCTTTTAAGTTGAAATGTTCTGATGGTCGAGAATGGAAATATAGTGGTAAGGTCGATGCTGTTAAAGACGGTTTCACAGCCAGTATTATAGATATTTTAAAAATTAAAAAACATTTTACATATCAAAAAAACACTAACAAAAAGAAAAAACTACAATTTAGACCCGGAGATACTCTTTATTTTACTGATCTTCAGTCTCCAAATAAATCAAATAAATCTGTTTGAACTTCTTTACCAATACGAGGTATTCTCCATCCAATTGCATCATATACAGCTTCGATAGGCGGCACAACAATCTTACCAAACATCTTGTCGTAGTCGATCTTAATCTCGTGAAACTCTTTTGGATACTCACTACTAAATCCAACAGCATCAAGACCGTAAGGGTTTTTCATTGCGTAAAAGAATTTAATTTTCTGCCCAGAAGTAATTTTTTCATACTTCTTCTGTATATTCATCTTCTCAAGAAGAAAATTGTAAGCTAGAGCTGCCTTAACATGACAAGGTGTGCCTTTGTTAAATTTGTGTAATGAAGCATCTGCAGAGTATTTCTCAAGTTCTTTAGCCGCTTTACGGAAAGCTGCTTCCGATATATCTAGAGTCTTAAAGTGATCGTAAGCTTCTCGAAATATCTCATTAGTCTTTTTGACGTCTTTAGTTAAGAAGGCTGTATCAATAGTTTTCTTAATCAAGGCCTTTACTTCCTTAGGGGTTGTTGAGCGAGCCAGTTCAACACCTACATATTTAAATTTACTAGTAGGAACACCCTCTTCATCCAAAATATGAAGAATATAACGCTTCTTCATTAAGAATGAACCTACATCAGCGATTGCTTCTCGTTTAAAGACAAATCGAGGATCAGCAGAATTAAGATCAGATTTAGCCCAATTAATAATTTCAATATTGAGATGCTTTTCCATTGCATCAACAATCTTATGAGCTTCTGCAGTTACATTACCGTCTTTAACAAGTGGGAGTTTAAGCTTATCTAGAATTGGCTGAATTGTTGTATACAGAGAGTCAGTATCTCCAGCTAAAATAAGAGACTCTGTAACACCAAACTTTTCCTTAGCCCAAGCATCGATAATAGCACCACCTGCTTTAGCAACAGCCTGACCAGTTAGAGTAATAGACGAGGCGTTATCAATGTCCATAAAGGCTGAATGCTTGTTAGCAAACGTACCGTAGATGGAGTTAAGTAGAATCTTTAGCGTATATTGTAGAGTATCAAAGTACTGAATCTTCCCAATAGTATCTTTATCTTTTTGCTTTGTCTTTTTCAGTTTAAGCATTTCGTTACGTGCATAAACCCGTTCATCATAGATGCTATTAATCAGATTAGGACAGACACCTTTAAACTTTTGGGAATATAAGACACCAGCTTTTGATAGAGCTACGTTTTCGTCAGTTAAGAACTTTTTAAGTTTAGCGGTAGTTACTTTAAACATACCACCAGATTCAAGTTTAATTTCTACCTCTTTATCGTATTCAGGGTCTCCTGTAACTATTTTACCTAACTTAGTTTCAGAACCGATATTAAGAGTGATAATAGTGTTCGGGTATAGGGAGTTAACGTCAAAGGATACAATAGCCTCTTTAAGACCTCTTTCAGGGTCCCGTACATAA